CTAGATGGCGTGTTGTCACTAACCGCATACCAGTTGGAGATTGCATCCAACGGACAGATTCAAATGCGAACCGACAACTATATCAGCGAACACTACCCAATGACACCGGAGAACCACGATGCAGTTGCCTACCTACTTGACAACGAGGAGTGGGCAGATGACATCGCTGGCTGGGATGAACACGATGACTGGCATGGCATTGACTACTTGACACAAGGCAACACACCTGCTATGATTGCAGAATGGGTAAATAACCTACCCGAATACGAGATGTTAGACAGGAGTAAAGATTGATTACAATTGACATCAAGCAGTCTGATGCCGAGATGATTCTAGCGGCATTGAAGGTTGCAGAATCAACATACACCACCGAGCATGAGTGGATTGCAAGTAAGAACGCAAGCAGAATCAACACCTACTTGCGTAAGCAGATTTATGGATTCGTGAAGGGATAACATGGCTACCAAAAAAGAAATCGAGGATGTAGTTCTGGCAATCAAGACAGCCAGAGCGCATGAAAAGATTGCTATTGCAGAGGCTACTAAGCGAGCCAGACTAATTGCAGAGCAGGAAACCGCCGAGGAGCACGAGGCAGTCATCGAGCAGATTCGCGTGGCACTTGGACTAGGTATGTCGGCTCGCCAGATTGGCGTGGCATACGGTTCATCAGACCCGCACACAGCAAAGCGATTGATTACCGAGGCTATGGCTGGCACTACACCGGATACTCTCAGCAATCACCCAGAGTGGAAACTCACTCGCAACGATGATGGAACATTCAACATCACAGCCTACTCACTTGGCGATGCTAACCTTAGCGGGTTCGGCGTGTTCAAGATTGATGAAGACAACGAGAACTTCTCACTTGTGGATGGAGATATGTTCATCCAGGTTCAGTTGTATCGCCTAGGATTCAAGGACACAGTTTTGGAGGAGGCGCGTGGCTAATGAGAACTACGAAGAAATCATGGAAGCAATCATTGACACGGCTGATTACTATTCCGATATTACTGGTCGCAACATTGTCTTGGGGCTTAATGCTGATTATGATGTTTGGCTTGATACTAACCGAACTAATGGTCGAGAGTATTTTGACTCGCTTGAAGAAGCAGAGCGCAGAATAAAGTTACTATACGATGACCTACTACCAGACGAAGACGAGATTGACCCACTAGAAGGATTCTAAATGAGAGCCAAACTACCTAAACTAACATTAGAGCAACGCCAGATTGATGCAGTAAACAAAATGGTTGCAGAGCCAACCAGAGCAGCATTGAACGCCAGTCTTATGGGAACAGGCAAAACCCTAATGGGCGTAGAGGTAGCCAAGGCTATCAACGCGAAGACCATTCTGATTGTTGGACCGCTAAACACGTTCTGGGGTTGGCACGATACCATTCAGCGACAGAATGACTATAACGCGCATGGGTTATTCAAGATTGATTCAAGCAAGCAAGGCAACAAAGCGTGGCTAGACATCCAAAGCGGAACGCCTGGTTGGTATTTCATAGGTCGTGAGTATTTCAGGACTAAGGACTGGGCTGGCATTGTGCCAGACATCGTGCTATTAGATGAGTGCCACTTTGCACAGAACCGCAAGAGCAAGTCATTCAGTAAGTTGAAGACATTGAAGGCTGGCTACAAGTTGAGCATGAGCGGAACGCCATCGGGTAATAAGTTCGAGGGTTTCTGGGCAGTATCACGCTGGCTATGGAATGATACCAAGATTGTTGATAAGTCATTCTGGAAATGGGTGGACAAGTATGCAGAGACCGCATACTCACCGTTTGCTGGCGTGGAGATTGTTCGCGAGAAGGTTGCTGGCAAGTTTGTTAGCGACCTACCGTGCTACATCAGACTTGAAGCAAACCACAATCTTGAAGTTGTTGAGGAGACTAGATTCGTAGACCTTACGCCAACACAGCGCAAGGTGTATGACAAGTTCGAGAAGGACTTGGTTGTCTGGTTGAAGGACAACCCGATGATTGCTGAAGTTCCAATCGCGGCTCGCATTCGACTACGACAGATTACCCTTGCCGTGCCAAGTATCAACGAGGCTAACGAGGTTGTGTTTGAAGATGATGCAGTAAGCACCAAGTTCAAAGCGTTGCAGGAAATCATCGAGGACAATCCTGGTGAACCTATGTTGCTATTGACTGACAGCCAAAAGTATGCTAGTCTAGTTGCTAGGCGACTTGGAGACTCAGCGTTTGAATGGTCAGGACAGGCTAACCAAGGGCAACGTGAGGCGGCTAAACAGAAGTTCTTGGCTGGCAAGTTGCAATACATCGTGGCAGTTATTCCAGCGATTGCAGAAGGCGTTGATGGCTTGCAGGATGTATGCTCTACGATTGTGTGGCTATCACACAGCGACAGCAACCTAATGAATCAGCAGGTTATTGACCGCATCCGCCGTCGTGGGCAGAAGAATGTTGTAAAGATTTATGACATCGTTGCCCGTGATACATACGATGAGGGTCAGATATCTAACCTGCTACAGCGACAACTAGAAATGAACGCAACACTACGCAACAAGAAGGAGTAATATGATTTTTGATTGGTTCTTTGCAATTTTGATTTTGGGAATGTTTGCAGCTATCGGCTTTGGCTTGCTATTGCAGGTTGTTGGTGGACTGGCGTTCATCGTTGGCTCTAACTCACCACAGAAGCCACGCTCGCTATCGGTTCGCCAACACTACTACGACTTTGATGAGGACAACTAACATGGCAAATATTTACTACAGCGAATGCTGTGAGTCAGATGATTGTATAGACGAATGCAATTGCGATACACACGGTTGCACGTTTTGCGGTCTTGAACACGGATGTAGATGCAATGCAGATTACGACGAATGGGCAGGTAAGTAATGGAATCAACACCAGTATTCAATGAGTTGCAAAAGCATTGGTCGGTAATGCAGGCCAAGGCAAAACTAGAAGCACGAGTCGAACTTGTGAATCAACTAAAAGAAGTGAAGCGCCCGGTAAAGCAGGTGCAGGATTTGATTAAGGAGTATGAACAATTGTCTAAGATGAATGAGCAGTGGCTTGAAGAGAACTACCCACAGCCAGTAGAGGAGAAGAATGATTAACGCAGAGACCATCAACGAGTATCTTGCATGGCGACAAGAGAAGTCTAACCAGGTAAACTACTACCGCGAGGATGCCATATCGCCAGAAGCTTGGATAGAAGAAATCATAATGTCAGAGGCTAGTGATAGAATCAATCTCATCAAAGACCTGCTAGAGTCGGATGAAGAACTTGACCCGATTGAACTAGCAAATAAAATTCACTCACTTGTATACGACCCATTGGAGGAACTAAATGTCAAAGCCGGATTGGGCGACGAGGATTCAGAAGAGCCGTCAGAAGAAGTATGATGAAGGCTTTGAGGCAGGTGTGCTACTTGCCTACGACTTAGGTCGAGCAGACGTGCGGTCCGAGGTTATCAAGTTTCTCGGTGAACACGTTATGCAATTAGAAATTAAGCACAGGCTTTTTGGTTTTAATTGGAAGCAGAGGTGCCGTTGTGGTTTCTATGGCGTGTTCAACGACCATCTAATCGCGCTTATCAAGGGAGAGAACAAGTGAGTGGATACAGCAGACTAAGGGTTCTAATTCCACCAAAGGCACGAGGGCTTGATTACTACGAGCATCTATACGACTCAGCACTTAACTCAGCGTTTGAACCTGAAGTGATTGAGTTTGAACGCTCACCAGATGGGTTCTTGCGTTGTGCCGAGTGTAAAGGTGATAAGGGGATTTCTGAAAACACTCCAACTGAGTACATTCTTCATTGGCATTTGGAGGAACATCGAGCCAATCAAAAAGAGATAGCAGACCAGAAGAAGATTCTTGCGATTCTTGAAGAGGCTTACCGCCAAATTGCGCTTATCAAGGGTGAGAACAAGTGAGCGAATTGCCTGACTATCATTGCCCAGATTGTCGTGACATAAATTGTTTGCATTGTTTTTGTGTAGCACCAACAGTCTGCGAAATCTGTGAAGCGTTTAGAGAGGGAGAGAAAAAGTGAGTGAACAGGAAAAAGTATTAGCAGGTATGATTGTTGCTGCTTTAAAATCTGGCTATAAGATAACAATTGAACACGATGCTATTAGCGCGGTAAGTAAGCATGGAACCAACGTTCATATTACTTACGTTGATGAGATAATGGAGGAGTTCGGTGGCGCACAACCCTGGGACTACATTAATAAAAAGCTTGAGGAGATGAATGGCTAAATACGAATGGGAAGAAGCAGAAAAGCATAACCCTTGGGGTAAGAAGCGTGTTCGCGGTAGCCACTGCTCTAAAGGCCACGAGTTCACCGAAGAGAATACCTTTATTAGACCACTAGACAACGCCAGAGTGTGCCGTCAATGTCGCAAAGAGTATGCCCGGATGAAGTATCAAGAGAAGAAGGAGCAGAACAACGGTGTCGCTAGGCTAAAGAAGCAAAAGGTTCAAGTGTTTGAGTTATCAGAAGCAGTTCCACTACTTGATAGGGCAGAGCCGTTATGGTATGCTCTACAAGTCGGACTATCGGAGAACATCACACCGTGTGCCGACAAGCCAGAGTTCTACGCAGACCGCTCAATTGAAGTATCGGCAGCTGAAGCAGAGCTAATGTGCTACGGTTGCCCACTAATAAAGCAGTGCTATGATTTCGCAGTAGCACAAGAAGTAAACGCAGGTATCTGGGGCGGCTTACATTTCGACCAGGATGAAGGAGCACTCTTTGACATTGACTGATGCACAAGTAAGGGACATGGCCGTTGGCTTGTTCTTGCAAGAATCAGAGCGAGACAAGCAACGTAAGGTTGGAGCATCACAAATCTCTGACCCATGCACCAGGCATCTAGCTCATGCGCTTGTGCAAACACCACAAGAACCACAAAAGTATTGGCTAGGAGGAAAAATTGGCACCGCTATTCATGGATTTCTTGAGACTGCTGTTGCCCGTAGCAGCAATGTTCTATTTCATGGCTCTCTTGTCGAGCAGAAAATCCAACTTGGAGTTCTTCGCAACTATGGTAATGTTTCAAGTAAGCCTGATTTGGTTCTTTGTAGCAGTGACCACCTCATAGACTGGAAGACAACAACCAGAGCAAAGCTAAAGAAGTTGCAAAACTTTACAGCCGGGCTCAAGCAGGATGCGGCAACAGAGTATACGCTTACTAAATACATCGGTCAGGCGCAACTTTACGCATGGGGTTTAAACCAGGCTGGCAACAAGATTGACAAAGTTAGTTTGGTTTTCATTAACCGAGATGGAACTAATGAGAACGACATCTGGCCATTGAGTCTTGACTACGACGAAGAGTTCGCAGTTGGCTTGTGGACTAGATTAGAAAACCTCTGGGCAGAACTAGAAGATGGCGCTCACCCAGAATCATATGCGCCACACCCAGAATGTTATAAGTGCTCTATAGGTATTTAACGACACGCCGATTCGGTAGTTAATTTAACTTCTAGAATCATTTGTGTTATAATATACGAACAAGGAAATAAGGAGGAAACACAATGTCAGAAGCAACAAAGGCACCACAACCAGCGTTCCTAAAGCTGATTCACAAGGCAGAGACCTTGAACAAACCGAAGTCAATGTTGTTCTACGGCGATGCAGGTCGCGGTAAGACTTGGCTTGCGGCTTCGATTTCAGAGGTTGCAGACTTTGGCCCGGTTCTACTAATCGATGTCGAGGGTGGCTCATCAGCAATCGCCCGTGACTTCAAGGATGTAGACGTAATCCAGATTGAAAAGCACGAGCAGTTCCAGGCTGTATATGACTGGCTAATTGCTGGTGACCACAAGTATCAGACGGTTATCATCGACACCATTGGTGTCGTGATGGACCGAGCCGAGAAGTTCTTCGGTGAAAAGCCAGAGAACAAGGGTAACAAGTTCGGCAAGTGGGGCGACCTAAAGAACTGGGCAAATGAAATCTTCCGCTCATTCCACACCGCACCATTTGTCAGCATCTTGATTGCCCATGCACTTGATGAGAAGGATGAGAACAGCGGTGCTATCAAGACCACTGCGATGCTTCCTGGTTCATTCAAGTCAACCCTGCCATCTATTCCTGACATCGTTGGTTATATGACCATCGAGGCACAGGAGGAGGGCCCACCACAGCGAGTCCTCGTAGTTGGGCAGTCGGACCGATTGGTTACTAAGAACCGTTTCGGACTACCGGCTAAAATCTACAACCCGTCTATGAAACAAATCATGGACACAATTAACCAAGGAGGTAAATAATGTCAGCAATTAAACTGAGCATCACTCAGGAAGCACTAGATTCAACTACTGGTGGAGACTACACCCCAGTTCCAGAGGGTAGTTACAACGCTACCGTCTACGAGGTAAAGCAGGAAGAGGTTCGCTCTGGACCTAACGAAGGCAAGCCTCGCTTCAACGTTCAGTTCCGTCTCTCTGGCGCTGGCGTAGAGAACCGCCGAGTCTTCAGCTACATTCCCCTTTATGTAGCCAAGGACTTCTGGAAGACCAAGAGCTTCTTCTCTTCTCTTGGTATCGACATGGAGGTCGGCTCATTCACTGTGCCAACTCCAGATGAGCTTGCTGGTAAGGCCATTGGCGTTCGTGTCAAGATTGGCGTAGACCAGGAAGGTAAACCAAAGAACGAAGTCGGTGGCTTTGATAAGCCAACCGCTGATGCAGCATCATTGCTCGCAGCTGCTGGTGCAAAGCCAGTAGGCGACGTTTGGTAGTTTAAATGGGTAGTCCTGAGACATGACTTAAAACTGTCTCACAAGCCCCCGCTGGCGCTGTACGCTTTTATCTCTCCTCCTTTGTGCGTATAACACTGGTTCGATTCCAGGTCGGGGCACAAGGGTAGCCATGTCCCCTTAGCCTATCAACTTGTTGCATAGGTAATCATGGCAGGGCTGGACTAGTAAGCAAGGAATGGGAGTTCCCGTTCCGTTAAAGTGGTGCAATTCCACTTCAGCCCACAAACAGCATTGGCCTGCTCTCCATGACCGCTAGGTATGTGGCGATTACGCTTTGCTGGTCCTATCACCCATTGCCGAGGCAGGTGGTAGGATACAACTGGATAGATGAAGCGCAAGAAACCGGGACACCCAGAGCACTGGGCGCGTAGCCTCCCCACGCCTCTCTCCGTCAAGTGACCTGCTTCAGCGGTTGCTGTCTCTAAATGATGGCTACTTGCAGGGACTAGCTGAAGCAGGTTGCGATTGCCCCTTAGCTCAATGGCAGAGCAGAGAGCTGTTAACTCTAAGGTTGTTGGTTCGAATCCAGCAGGGGCAGCAATCTTGGTAAGCGTGTCAGCGTGGGTCCAAGCGTGAGCCTATTCTACGTCAAAATAGGCCGGGGTGCGAGTAGTCTGACAGCAAAAGCGCCCCACCAGGGTTCTAAGTGTTACGGTAGCACGGCGGTCTCCAACACCGCAAGCGAAGGTTCGACTCCTTCAGAATCTGCGGAGAGTAAATAATCAATCAAAGGAGGACAAATGCAGACAGGTGATTTTCTAGCCTCAGTCTATGGCGATGCCACTGGCCTAGCGACCATTGTAACAAAGGGCGCAAGCGGTGAACTAACCGAGCAGAAGTTCTTCGAGTATCCTGCACAACTAGACGACATGAAGGCTCACTCGTTGGCTCACGCTACCGAGGATGTCTACTACTCGCCAATCTTGTTCAATGCACCGCGCCGTATCAAAGAGAACGCAAAGACCGTTCATGTCATCTATGCGGATGCCGATACTTGTGCACCAGAAAACTTCCTAGTCGAACCATCTATCAGTGTGCAAACATCTGATGACCACTGGCACACTTACTGGATTCTTGATTCAGAGGTAGACCCACAGGTTGCAGCTCTTCTTGCTAAGAAGATTGCTTACGCACACAAGCACCAGGGTTGCGACACTTCTGGATGGAACACCACTAAGCTTCTCCGTATACCAAACACAATGAACTGTAAGCCCGGTAAGAACAGTCCAGTAATGGCTACTACAAACGGCGCAGTCTACTCAATCAGCGAGATTGAATCGGTATACGGAGATGTAGAAGTAGAGCCAATTCGCGAACTATCGCTTGAGGCACTGCCTGAATCATGGCCAGACCTAATGAAGACTATGGCTAAGATTCAGAGTAACCCAGAAATTATTGGGCTCTACATGGAGGAGCCTGCGGCGAGCGCTGACTTGTCCAGGCTCCTCTGGAAACTAGAGATTGCACTTTACAAGCAAGGTCTAAGTTCCGAAGAAGTATTTGTAATTGTTCGCAACGCTAAGTGCAACAAGTATCACTCACCACTACGCCCAAAGCGTTTGGATGCAGACGGCGACTTGTGGCGCGAAGTTCAGCGAGCTGGTGCGTCGTTTGGGGTAGACCCAGCAACGCCAATGCCGATTGACCTAACCGACATTGAGAAGCCAATTGAAGTAACCAACATCAAGCCTCAGTTCCTAACCGAATCTGAGCGTATGACCGTGCTAGAGCACAGAAACTTCATTGACATCTACCGAGACTGGGCAACAAGCAAGACCGATGGTGCGGTAGCCTATCAGAATGCATCAGCATGGACCCTATTGTCATGCGTGTTCTCTGACGTTGGCTATGCTGTGCCTAAGTTTGGCAAGATGGGCCTGAACCTATGGTTCATGGTCCTAGGTGAAACAACACTGACACGTAAGTCAACCTCTAGAAACCTCATGCTTCGCGCTGTGCGCCAGTATGAGAAGTTCTCTGGGTATCAGATTGATATTGGTTCCGATGCAACACCCGAAGGCTTGACAGCCATCCTCGCAGAGCGTGACAAGCAAACATCTTTGCTTCACCGCGATGAGGTTCAGGGTATGTTCAAGGACTTTATCAACAAGACCTACATGGCATCAGCTGCAGAACGCTTTACCGAACTTTACGATGGCCACGTGCCAGTTACTATTCGTTCGGCAAAGGGTAAGACTCAAACGGAACGTGCTGAGACAAACTTCATCATGTATCTAATGGGTATTACCAGCAAGACTGCAGACGTGTTGACAACCGAATACTTCCGCTCAGGATTCTTGGCACGTTTCATTTATGTTACAGCGCCAACTCCACCTCGCACAAAGGAATCAGAGGATATCCAGCAGGCGGATGAGTACGAAGTAAACGTTCGAGACGAGACCCTTGAATCAATGATGAAGGGATTGTCAGAGAGCGTTATGTGGTGGCAGAAGAAGGGTGGTAGCGGGCCTCGCCCGGTACGACTTAGCGAGCCAGCACTAGAGCGATTCAACCAGTTCAAGTGGGAGATGGGTAACTACTCTGAAGCCCACCCAGAACGTGAATCAATCGAACCATCTCGCCAGCGCCTAGCGTTGTCGGTGTGGAAGTGTGCAGTTCTACTTGCGATGTACGACAAGTCAGAAGAGGTAAAGCTGCGCCACCTGCTAACTGCAATCATGTATTCAGAAGAATGGTTCTGGAACTTGACTCAGATGGCTGGAGCAATCTCTGCCTCAGAATGGCAACGAGATGTTGACCGTCTTGAAACTCTTATCACTGATAAGGGTGGCAAGATTCGATACGAAGATGCATACAAGAAGTTCAATAACAAGCGTAAGCGAGAGTTTGATGAGATGGTCCAAGCACTTCATTCACAGGCTCGTGTGCAACAGGTAGTAGAAAATATGAAAACTTATTTGGAGGTGATTACAAATGAATAGAAAAAGAGATATGTATGTAGCCGAAGCGTTGAACGAAGCCATTTGGATTAGAGATAACGCAGAAGCAATTGATAGAGAAATGCTGATGGATGCCATCATGGGACTTGCAAAGTATAAGATATTCTCAGCAAGGCAAATATCAGCAATAACTAATGGACTTGTATCTCATACAACCATTAGCCGAATGGTAGACAAACATGACAGAACTGGAGGAAACCTAAATGTTGGAACACTTGATATTCTTCGTAGTATCCTTTATAGCCGTGCTGACGGTAGGACTGATTATAAACTTATACATGATGCTGTTGATAGTGGAACATCTCAAGGGATGGTTTCTAAGATTACTGGCATCAGCCAAAGTTCAATTAGCAAAAACATTAAGGAGATAAAATGATTACCTATGAACAATGGATTCAAATTGGAATAGAAAACAATTGGTGTGGTCCAGCGGTATGTTACACTCACGATGGATTACCAACTACATTTG